TTTCTTCAGCATGATTTAGAAAAATTCGAAGCCACAATTAACAAATACGTTACGGTACCAATTAATCAAAACCAATTCGACGCATTGGCATGTTTCTGTTACAATGTTGGATCTGGAGCATTTATGAAATCCACATTATTGAAATGTTTAAATGCTGGTGATATGATTGGCGCATCAAAACAGTTCTTGGCATGGAATAAAGCTGGTGGTAAAGTAGTTTCTGGATTGACGAAGAGACGGGCAGCCGAATCTAAATTATTTTTAACAACTTGACTTACCCAGTCAAGTGTGCTATACTTGTATCATAAGGGTTGAGTAATATAACACCGTAAGATTTGGATGCCAAGGTCCAAGTGATTCAACCCTTTATTCCTCCCAAACGATAAATTATGAGCCGCTTTTATACGAATTGCCAATGTATTGGAAATAATATCTTTCTCAAAGAAGTCGATAATGGAAAGAGAAAGAAATATAAAGTTGAATACAAACCAACTTTGTTTGTAAATGGTAACAAGAAAAGTAAGTGGCACACATTAGTCGGAGATCCCGTTGAACCTTTAGTTTTTGATTCGATTCGAGAAGCCCGCGACTTTGTTAAAACCAATAATGAAGTACCTGATTATCCTTTATATGGAAATACTCAATATCAATACGCATTTATTGCGGATACTTATCCTGAACATGAACTGACTTATGATCTTAAGGATATTAGAATCTTTACGATGGATATTGAGCATGAAAGTGAAACAAGTTTCGGACAGGATTCCGCAGAAAATGCATCAGAACGTATCAATGTTATAACTCTTAAAGATTTTAATAAGGATGTATACCACGTCTTTACTTTTATAGATGGTGGTATCTATCATAAAAATAATATTTATAATCCAACTTCAAACGTACATCATTATGAATGTGACTCTGAAGAGGAAATGCTTTTGAAGTTTCTTTCAATTTGGAATAAACTTGATATTGATATTCTCACTGGATGGAATGTAAGATTCTACGATATACCTTATATCTATAATCGCATAGTTCAATTGTTAGGAGAAAAGGATGCGAAGAAACTTTCTCCTTGGGGAATTGTTCAAGCCGAAACTGTGGTTTTCATGAATAAGGAAAGATCATGTTATGAACTTAAAGGCATATCTATTCTCGATTATCTTCAGTTATACAAAAAGAACATAGCAGATCCAAGAGAGAATTATAAATTAGACTATATCGCCAAAGAAGAATTAAAGGGAGAAGGAAAAGTAGATTGGCGTGATAAGTACGAAACTATGAAAGAATTTTATGAGGATGATTTTCAAGGATTCGTTGAATATAATATCCAAGATGTCAAGTTGCCAGATCTTTTGGAAAAGAAACTGAAACTTATCGAACAGACTGTTAATGTGGCATATATTGCCAAGGTCAATTATGTTGATGTATTGGCACAGACTCGTACATGGGATATGCTAATTTATAATTGGCTCAATGAAGAGAACATTGTAATTCCTCAAAAAGAAACTCAAGAGAAAAGTGAACAGTTTATTGGTGCATATGTAAAAGATCCCAAGCCAGGGATGTATCATAATGTTGTTTCCTTCGACGTTGCTTCTCTGTATCCAAATATTATTCGAGTTTTGAATATTGGTCCTGAATCTAAGAAAATGGAATTTGCTTGTAAATTAAAATCTGGTGATGTTCTTTCAGCCAACGATATATGGAAAACAACATTTCAAGTAGCTAAAAATAATAACTGTACTTTAGCATCAAATGGTATTTTCTATAGTAGAGAAAAAATGAGTTTCTATAGCCGAATGGTTGAAACTCTATTTACTAATCGTAAGAAATATCAAGCTACTATCCGTGAATCAAAGAAAGAATTGGAACATTGTACGGATACAAATAGAAAGATTGTATTAGCCAATATTATTTCCTCATTAGATGTAAAGCAGAAAGCTACAAAAATCCTAATGAATTCTTTGTTTGGGGCTTTCGGGTCTCAGTACTTCAGATATTTTGATTTACATAATGCCGTAGCAGTTACAGAAACAGGACAATTTATTATTCAGTTTATTCAAAAGGGTTTGAATGCTCACTTCAATAAGTTGTTTAATACAAATGATATAGATTATGTAATTTATTCGGATACTGATTCTGTCTATGTTGCGCTTGATAATCTTGTTAAACATGTATTTAAAGGTAAGAAACCAACTATCGAGAAACTGGTTCACTTTATGGATAAGGTCTGTAAAGAATCTTTGGAACCTGAAATTGATAGATTGTTTGGAATCATTACAGATAAATTCATCAATGGAATGAAACCTGATAAACCAATTCTTAGCATGAAACGAGAAGTAATCGCAGATCGTGCCATTTGGTCAGGTAAGAAACATTATATTCTACAAGTATGGAATTCAGAAGGAGACAATTATTTCGAATGTAATGATTGTCATAATAAATTTTCTGGACCATCAGAAGTGGCACCTCCTTGTAATGATTGCAAAAGTGCAAATACAAAGAGAGTAGCCAAGATGAAGATTATGGGTTTTGATATGGTGAAATCCAGTCTACCAAAATTCACAAAAGATGCCATGAGAAAGGCAGTTAATATTGTGATGACTGGATCTCAAGATGAATTGGCTACATTTATTGAAAGCACTCGATTAGCGTTCATGAAACTTCCGGCTGAAGATGTTGCATTTCCTCGTGGCGTAAATGATATAGAGAAATGGGCAAATGAAGCCGATACATATTCAAAAGGAACACCAATTGGTGTTAAAGCTGTATTACTTCATAATGAATATTTGATTAAATTAGGATTACAAAATAAATATGCACCGATTGCATCGGCAGATAAAATTAAATTCCTTCATTTGAAGCAACCTAATCCAATTTTTGATAAAGTTATTGCATTCAATGGAAAACTTCCAGTAGAATTTGGATTGCATAAGTACATTGATTATGCTGAAATGTTTAAAGCCACATTAATTAAACCACTCGAAAAGATTTTAGAACCTATCGGGTGGTCTTCCGAAAAACAATATGATATGGAGCAATTCTTTAATTAAATGAAAAACGATTATACAAACCAACCAAGTAATGAACCACCACTAAGCATGACTGTACCATCGAATACACCTTGGAGAGATTCACAACCAGTAATACCCATTGTGTGGCCGGTTGCTCCTTTAGTTGTTGGTAATGTTGTTCCAATTTCTGGAACAGGTAAGATGAGGGGTTTTGAAACTGGAGCAACTAGAGATACATCTGAAGGAAAGATTGATTATGAGGGCTGTCTATCTCCTCTAGTGTTAGAATGTTTTGGTGAGTATATGTTGGAATGTAGTATTTGTTCTGACGGCACAAAACGTTCAAGTGATAATTGGCAGAAAGGTATTCCAATGGTGGAATACATGAAATCTTTGATGAGACATACGTGGGATGTATGGAAACTTCATCGGGGATATACTGTCAATGATAGAATAACCGGTAAACCTATTACTATGAAACATGCATTGTGTGCCGTAATGTTCAACGTTATGGGATACCTTCATGAGTACTTGAAAAAGGAAGTATAAATGTCCGAAAAGAAGTTAAGAGGGGAAGCCCTATTCAACAGTGAACTCAATGGTACCACGTCTGGTAACTATAAGACTGGTTCCGAAATGTTAACCTATACGGGTAAGAAATTTTTCCCTCTACATCCAAATTCGGATGATATAGATATTAAAGATATTGCCCATGCCTTAAGTAATGTTTGTCGCTTTACTGGACATGTTTCTCAATTTTATTCTGTAGCACAACATTGTGTCCTTGTTAGTCAATTATGTAATCCTGAAAATGCTCTTGCTGGTTTAGTTCATGATGCATCTGAAGCATATTTAAGTGATGTTGCACGACCAGTTAAATATACAGAACATATGTTAGGTTATAGAAAGATCGAAGAGATTTTGGAGAAAGCAATCGCTGTACGATTTGGTACTCCATTTCCTATACCAGCAGATGTTAAGGCAGCGGATGATGCTTTATTATTGGCAGAAGGATATAAATTTTTTAATCCAATTCCTGGTTGGGTAATCAACAGATTACAAATATCTGGTTTAGAAAAACCTATGGTTGAAATTGATTGTGGTTGGCCACCAGCAGTTGCTAAAGCCAGATTTATGATGCGTTTTCTGGAACTATCTGGTGTGAAAATTAAACCTGCAACCGTAGACGAATTAGATGAAATGTTAACAGAGGAAATGAATGGCACGACCAAAGAAAATTAAAGAAAAGAAAGTCCGGGCCGCAAAGGCCCCCAAGACTGTTAAAGCAAAGAAACCACCAAAGGAAAAGAAGGTCAAACAATCCGCAAATATTTCCTTTTTTGAAAAGCTTGTAGAATCTGCTGGAAATGATCTCGCACAAGCCGCATCAAATGGTATTATGTCGGGTGATGTTACTGGTTGGATTGATACCGGTGTTTACATGTTGAACGCCCAGTTATCAGGTTCACTTTTTGGTGGTGTACCTGACAATAAGATTATTGTATTTGCTGGACCAGAAGCAGTAGGAAAAACATATTTCATTTTAAGTATCGTTAAGTTTTTCTTGGATTCTAATCCTGAAGCTGGTGTTATTTTCTGTGAGAGTGAAGGTGCCATTTCTAAAGAAATGTTGCTCGAAAGAGGAATTGATACCACACGAGTATTCATTGTTCCAGTTTCAACAGTTCAAGAATGGAGAACACAATCACTTAAGATACTCGCAACATATAAGGATGCTCCAGTAGATTCTCGCCGTCCAATGATGTTCTGTTTAGATTCTCTTGGTATGTTATCTACTACGAAAGAAATGGAAGATAGCGAATCAGGAAGTGAAAAGGCAGACATGACGCGAGCCCGCTTAATCAAGGCAGCATTCCGCACAATGACATTGAAACTTGGTGTATTACATGTTCCGTTTTTGATTACTAATCATACGTATGATACTCAAGGATTGTTCTCTACAAAGACCATGAGTGGTGGATCTGGAACAAAGTATGCTAATTCAATGACTATCTTTTTAGGCAAGTCAAAAGAAAAGGAAGGAACAGAGGTTGTGGGGTCTATTATCCGCAGTACTTTGAAAAAAGGACGCCTTACAAAAGAAAATACCATGGTTGAGGTAAAATTATATTATGACCGTGGTTTAGATAGATATTATGGATTATTGGATCTTGGTCTTAAGTATGATATTGTTAAAAAAGTGAAAGATGGAAAATTTTCTATTGGAGGAAAAGTGGCTTCGGAAAAAGTCATATACTCACACCCAGAACAATATTTTACTAGTGAAGTTATGCAAGAATTAGAAGTTGCCGCCGGTAAAGAGTATAAATATGGAAGTAATATTTTACTTTCTAAGGAAGATGAAGAACCTGATATGGAAGATATCGAAATAGAACCCGAATAAATATTATTGGGTGAGAAATGGCTGAACCCGTTTCACACCCTAACATCCGAACGCAAATGTCTATTTCTATTTATCTCGATAACAAGTACACCAAAACCTATTACCAGATTATTAATCGTGCCAAATATCGTACCAAACCAACCGAATATACGGAGAAACATCATATTATTCCAAAGTGTTCTGGTGGTGTGGAAACTGTTGTATTGACTTTTAAAGAACATTGGGTATGTCATCATTTATTACTCAAGATGGTAACTGGAAAATTATTAGGAAAGATGTATTATGCTTTTGATAGAATGGGACAAACTGGTAAGAACCACAAAGGAAGAATTGTAAATCCTAAAATGTTTTCTCGTATCAAGATTGCTAATAAGGACGTTTGTTCTGGTGAAAATAGTCCATCCTTTAGAAATAAATTTTGTTTGGGTCGAAAAATTTCAAAAGAATCTAAAAAGAAAAATTCCGAATCACACAAAGGAAGAAAATCTTCAATTAAAACTAAAAATAAATTGAAAGAATTACATTCTCGGTTATGGAAAATTATATTTCCTAATGGTTCAGAACAAATCATAAAAAATCTAAAACAATTCTGCACCGACAATAACTTGAGCAGAGGTTGTATGTGTGCTGTATCTCAAGGAAAAAGAAATCATCACCATAGATTTAAGTGTTTCAAATATGAAGAAAAAAGAAATATCGAAAATGGAAGAAATTGATCGTGTTATATCTCGTAGGTTCTCTACTCCAGATCTCAAACATTTTATTGATGAAGGATATTTTAAGGGATCTGGGTTGGCTGAAGCTTTGGTAATTGAATACAAAACCAGAAAAGATAAAAAGAAAAAATGAAACGAATACTTCCAGAAGGTTATTATATTAGAAATGAAAATAATCCTTATATTGTAACTCTTTGTTTTGGACCATATAAAGGATTAAAAATTCAAATTTGTGAAAATATAAAGATCCGTGAATCTGACTTGACATCCTCACCTAATTTGTGCTATAATTATAGATGTCTTGATTATTCAAAATATGAACCTCTTGAAGTTGAATCCTCTAAAGTTCTTTCACGCATAATTGCGGCTATTGTTGTAGAATTCCTTTCAGAAGAAATCCTCGAAGGTGGCACAATAGAAGGAGTTAAATGTCGGAAACCCGGATCGAAAATCTCATCTTAAACAATCTATTCCATGACGAAGACTTTTCCAGAAAAGTAATACCTTACCTCAAAGAGGAATACTTCCGGCAGACTCATGAAAAATTAATTTTCAGACATGTAACTGAATTTATCAATAAATATTCCAAACTTCCAACTGATTCATCTATTGCTATTTCCGTTCAAAATGAAGTTACAATGAACGAGGAAACATATCAGGAAATTGTAGATACTCTCAAAGATTTTAAAGAACCACAAAAAGTAGATTCAGAATGGTTAGTGGACCAAACCGAATCTTTCTGTCAAGAAAAAGCCCTTTTCAATGCCGCCAAAAAGGCAGTGGCTATTATGGAAGGTGATGACAAAAAACTCGACAAAGGTGCCATTCCCCAATTATTTGAAGATGCTCTTTCCGTTTCTTTTGATCCCTCGGTAGGACATGACTACTTTGAGGATGCTGAAAAAAGATACGATGTATTACATGCCAATGAATACAAATATCCTTTTGATATTGATATTTGTAATAAAGTAACCAAGGGCGGCATCACTAAAGGAACATTGAATATTCTTGCCGGTGGTGTTTATGTTGGTAAGACTTTAGGTCTCTGCCATATCGCTAAATCTTACATGGTCGCCGGTAAGAATCCTCTTTACATTACATTAGAGGTTAGTGAAGAGAATATTAATAACCGTATTGACTGTGATCTTTTGAATATGTCCATTGATGATGTGGATGCTATGCCAAAAGATATTTACCTTAAAAAAGTTGAAAAAGCAAGAGCAGTCACACCTGGTAAGTTAATCACAAAAGAATATCCGGCAACATCGATTCATGTTAATAATTTGAGAGCATTGCTCCATGAATTGAAACTTAAAAAGAATTTCATACCAGATGTTATCCTTGTTGATTATTTGAATTTGATGGCGTCAAGTCGGATCAAATCTAGTGATAAGACATACATTACAATCCAAGCTATTGCTGAAGAGTTACGGGGACTCGCACAAGAGACAAGAATTCCTATATGGTCAGCAACACAGTTAGACGCACAAGGAATGGAAAGTTCCGATCCTGGTATGACACAGATTGCCGGATCAAAAGTTGGTTTAATTGCTACAGTTGATTTGATGTGGATGTTAGTAAGTAGTGATAAGCTACGAGAATTAGGACAGATATTAATTATCCAACATAAGAACAGATATAAGGATGCTGCCGATCAAAAGAAATTCTATGTTGGTTTAGATCGTAAGAAGTTTAGGTGGTACAACGTAGAAAATACAGGACAAATACACGAAGAAATAGAAGATGTGGAAGATGATGAAATATCTATAAAGGAAGCCGTTTCTAAAAAATATGGAACAGAAGCATATGAATCAGCCTATAAACAAAGTGGGTTGGCCAAACAATTCGGACCAAGAGGAAGCAAACCGTCTTTCAAAGATTTCAAGGTATAACTATTAATATGCTTCCAATTACTGCGCCTATACTTAAAACCATATTAATGAGTTTTGGTCATATACAAGTACAAGATGTTTCTTATGAAGAAGGATCTCCAAAAGTTCTTAATACCATTATTCCCAAAAGAGATATTAATTGGATACAACCAATTAAAAAACATTTAGAATCTTTTAAAGAAATTTTTGGACCGGTTACGATGGGTAGTACTTCAGAAAGTTATAACGGGGAAACTGAATATTTTCAAATAGGAAATTTCAGAGTTTTTGCCAGTTTAAAACCAAAAAAACATTTAGATTATCTTTCAGGAAAAGATAATGAAGGTGTATTTTATAATAATATAAAACAATATATTGACCAATATGGAATAATCAATATTAAATTCCTTAAAGAAAATCAAAAATTTGTTTTAGTAAATGATGTTGATGGGATACGAAATACGAGTTTATCCGCAGTACAAGAAAAAGTTTTTAAAAAGGCTGATATTGTATTAAATGGAAAGTTTCATGGTGATTTTTCTATTTCTCTCAAAGAGAATAGATTTCCTGCTTGGGCTTCAGTAGAAGTTATTTGGCAAAATAAAGGAAGAATTTTACAATATGCTTTGGATAAATATCCGGAAATTCAATTAGTTTCAGTAGTAGGTGGTAAAACTGAACAACATTTTAGTAATGAGAAAAGTATAGCCATAAAATGTAGTTCTCTTGAAGCCGAAAAGGTTATTTTTGGAACAGATATTTTAGGTAGAGGAGCAATAATATCGCAAACTTGGAAATCATCACATTTTGATTGGGATAATAGAAGTAGAACATTGATTATAGAATGTCAAGATATTATTAGTTCTATGTCAGATATCACACCAAAGTTATGGCCGTATTATCAATTAAGAAATCATTCAGGACATAAATCAAAATTTTTACCTGGTATTGCTGCTATTGCTGTTCCTTTTGAAAATATATTTGGTGGTAGTGGTGTATTAATTTTGAATGAAGTAGCAAAAAATTATATGAAAGAATTTAAATATGGCACGACATGATAAGATTCTAAATACAGCTTTCCAAATCGCACAGGAAATTGAGAAGTCTTCCGAACAGAAGATGGTGGCTATTGTGGCGTACAAAAGTACCGTTATTTCTGTTGGAATCAATTCCATGAAAACGCATCCACTAGTGGCATCATTTAAACATGATGATTGGTGCGAACATCTACATGCGGAAACAAGTGCCATTATAAATGCTTTGAGACAGACTAGTTCTAGAAAACTGGCTAAATGTAATCTGTATATATGCCGAGCAAAGAAAGTGAATGGTATTTATGAATGGGGTTGTGCGCGCCCCTGTATTAATTGCCAAAAATTTCTAAAAGCGTATCCTGTTAATAATTGTTTTTATTCAACAGAAATTACCGGAATATATGGAATCCTTTAGCAAGAAAAATAATAGCTTTGTTGGAAAACCATGTCCAAAATGTTCTGGAACTTTACGTTATATTAATGGGGAGAGATGTATAACCTGTAGTAAAGCCTACCATAATACAACCGGAAAAATTTTAAGAAAAGTTTATAAACAAACAGAAAAGGGAAAACAAACCATAAAGAGATATAGTAATTCTACAAAAAGGAAACTCAAAGAAAAGGAATATATTTTGAAAAAGAGATACAATATTTCTTTGGAAGAATGGAATAACACGGTATTAAAACAAGGTAATAAATGTATTATTTGTTGTGAACCTTTTATTAAAACACCTCATGTAGATCATGACCATTTAACAGGAAAAGTTAGAGGTTTATTGTGTAATGTTTGTAATCGAGGAATTGGTTATTTAAAAGATAATCCTATAATCGTCCGAAGAGCCGCTGAATATTTGGAGAATAATAATGAACATCTTGACGGAAACAACTTGTGAAAAGGTACTGAAATACGCAGGATACGGAAAAGTAATAGAGAAAGACTACAGCCCAGGTGGTAAGAAAGTTTATTTTCGGGTTAAATCAGTTTTGAATCGCCGGCAACTTTTAGAGGACATAACTCAAGTATTTCAAAACCATGATTTTAACGCCCAATATATAAAAACGCAAACATTCTCATCCCAAGGACATATATCATGTGATAATATTATCATTATGGTTAAACCTTTATCTGGGCCAACAGAAAATTTGAGATTAAAAGGTGCCGGATTAGCAGTATATGGTACAGTTGAATATTTGACATTGATGGGCCAAGAGAATGTAAAGTGCTTCACTTTTAAATCCCCCAAAGAAATTGCTAATTCTGTTTTACTCTCCCTTAAAGATAATGAGAAGCACATTCCAATAGAGATCTATAATTCCTTCAAACGATATGTCCGTCGTAAAGATCCAACACAAATGACCTGGGATGATAATATCTCTCAATCGGATATGTGTGAATTAGGAAAGAATGCTGGAGAAATGTTAGTTGGATATCTTGGTATGTTTGGATGTCTTTCAATACCAAAAGCAAAGAAATTCATTGTTCCGGCATCGGCAAGTTTTCCTTGTTGTGATTCCGCCTTATTGGCGGGCAATAATAAAATGTTTGTTGTAAGTAGTAAATTTGGAGAAGGAGCCGCAGCATCATTCTTTTCAAATATATTAGGGCCAGCCAAAAAAATAGATCCCAAAATAACTAAAAAGGCACCAGTTTTATCAAAGATTCTTAAATGTGGTAATTATGACGATCCTATAAAAATCATTTATGAATATGGTATTAAACATGTATTAGGAATCAATACTGTTGATGATCCTTATAATGTTTATATGGAATTGCGATTGGGAGCCGATGGTTCAGATTCTCGTAAAGTAATAGCAGCTATTAAAAAACAAACAACAAATCCTCATATATTAAAATATTTGACGGAAGAATATAATTATAGTTCTGTTACTGGATATTTTACACGAGAAATAGCAAGAGACTTGAATGGGTGTCCAAAATCAATAGCGTTGATGAAAGATGTATTGGCAGCAAAAGAATTTTACCAATCAAATCTTAATATTCCAAAATGGATGGAAGGCACAATTGAATTCAAATTTTCGCATAGCGGTAATATTGAATTGAAATTGGATGGCCGAAAAGCATCATTGATGGATATTTCATCCCAAAGTGGTAAAATTTGTTATATTTTAAGAGCACAGAAAAGTACTTGACAACCAAGTTAAAGTATAGTATACTAAAATCAATGACATCTAAAACATCTTGAAGACTAAATATTTATATGTACGGATTCATTTACTTAACGACAAATTTAATTAACCAAAAGAAATATATCGGTTATTGTTCTCATAAAGAAAATGGTATTTATTTGGGATCAGGAAAATTATTGAAACGAGCCATTAAGAAATATGGCCGGAATAATTTTAAACGGGAAATATTAGAAGAATGTTCCTCATTTGAGGAAATGTCCAAAGCTGAAAAATTTTGGGTTGAGAAGTTTGATGCTGTGAATGATCCTAATTTTTATAATCTTGTTCCTGGAGGTCTTGGGGGAAATTCAGAAGTATTAAAAATCTATTGGAATAAATTTTCTCCTGAAGAAAGAAAAAAATTAAGAAATTGGGATCATTCCTCAAAAGAATCCAAATTAAGAGGCAGAACATTAACAGAAGAACATAAAAATAAAATATCGGATACCGAAAAAGGAAAAGAAGTTTCTTTGGAAACAAGAATTAAAAATAGCAAAGCTACTAAAGGGAAAAAGAATCCTATGTTTGGTAGATCCGCTGTCGTAGAACAAAATTTAAAATGGTATACAAATGGAGTGAATACAATCTATGTCACCGAAAACACGCAACCTAAAGGCTTCAAACGGGGAAGAACCTATAAAAGGAAAATCTCGTAAGAATATCCATTTGGTCCACATTGAGGATACGATATTTGAAAGTACCTTTCTTCCATTAGAGGTCTTTCAAGATGTTTATGATTATCTCACCGGCCAGAAAACTCTGACTTCCATTTCTGTTAAATGGGATGGAGCTCCGGCTTTCGTGTGTGGTATCCATCCTGAAACAAAAAAATTCTTTCTTGGAACAAAAAGTGTTTTCTCTGGTAAGGTTAATTGTAATCACAATGATATTGAAATCAATCATCCCGAATCTGCCGGATTAAGAACCAAATTACACACATTGATGCGTTACTTGAGTCCTCTTGAGTGGTCTGGTATATATCAGGGAGATCTATTGTGGATCGGTCTTGAGGGATATTGTCTCAATCATAAGATGAGTTTTCGTCCGAATACTCTTCATTACTTGATGGATGTAAAAGATAAAATGCCCTCTCTGGGTGCGGTACTTCATACCACATATCTCGGTGAAACCATGGAATCTTTAGAAGCCTATCCGGGCGCTGTTGTTCCCAAGCATAGACATGTAGAAGATTTGTTTCTTTTTGAA